GCTATCTCGTGAAACGCCTTACCGAGTTTCTTCTGGTCAAACGCGAGGAAATCCCACGGTTTCAGTCCGGCCTGCTCCAGCGCGGCGAAGAGTTTCTCAGCGTCCTTCGGATTGTATCGGTGCTTGCCATCCTGATACCATACCGGAGCTTGATAGTCATGCCAGCTTCCGCCGCGCTCGAAGCCACCGTGTTCATTCACCCATGCCTGCACAAGGCCGGTCAAGTCGTTTGCGTGTGCTCGATGGGCTTCCGCTCTACCCATGAGTTCTCCGGCTTCCAGCGGGCTTGTGGGCGCACTGAATGACAGGTTAGCTATTGCCTTGCAACTGGATTTGTAGGGACACCACGCGCACGCTCTCTCGGATGGGGTGGCTGGATAGCTCTTGGCAGACAGTGCTTCCTTTGCCAGCATGACTATCTCTGCCTTCGCGCCTACCTGTTCTCCCTGCACCATCCAGGTCTGCGCTTCTCCGCTGGGGACAATCCATAGCACCAATTCAATTTCCTGCATGACCTCGCCAGTCTCGATTCGCCGCGCCTCCTGTACTGCCCAAGCGTACCAGCGCAACTGTAGCGGAGGCTCGTCTGCTTGCCTGCCTAAGCGTGGCGTCTTGAAGTCGGTCACTACCAAGCGCTCGTTGTGCGGGTCATATTCCAGACAGTCTATCCGGCCAACGAAATCAGGGAGGCCGTCTGGTAGTGGAACGCGCAGGGAAACCTCAGCGGCAGTAGTACGGTACTGCCACTCATACCGATATGCTTCACAGAAGTTCTCTGCGAGCTTGACTATCTCAGGGTCATCATATGTCCTTGCTAGTTGAAGCCCTTCGGAGCGTGCTGATGGAACGTCGAGGTCGTGGCATATCTGCGCGTAGCTCTCCTGCCATTCATGCCAAGCCGATCCGGTGTTGTTTGAGATACGGGCGGCGGCATTGATAGCGGTCTGTCCACTGTACCGCAACCAGAAGTGGTGCGGACAACTTCGATAGGTACTCAGGCCGGAGTAGGAAACATGGTCAAGCTGGAGCGGCTTCTTCTTCGTCACTCGGAGGACTCCTCACTATAGCCATCAGTAAATGCTTTGTCTATCCGCGCCTGCCTCGCGCCATCGGCTTTAGCTTGCGCGACCTCCATATTCGTCCACTCATCATCAGTGAACCTCCCGCGACCGCCGCAAACACGGCAGAGGATAGAGCTAATCACGCCCCCATAGCCAACTGACCGTACTATGCCTTCTCCGCCACAATGCCCACACTTGTGCATATTACTTGCCCTCCTCAAAGTCCATCTGTCCCGCTACCTCGAATATCTGCGGGAACGGTTCGGTCAGCCGGAACTCCTGCGCCCTCTGATGCAATGCCTGAAGCACCCGCCAGGTAAGGTCCTTGTCGCCATTGAGCGCACGGGCGTTAGGCACAAGCTCTAAGCCCTCGTCACTCATCGCCGCCGTGATATGGTCATTCGCCCATTCATCCTCCGCGTCACTTGCAAGCTGCTTCATGCGGCTGTGAATGGCAGAACCTATCGGCATCACTTCATCGGCAGGCCGGAGTAGGTCGTGTGGCTTGTCCGGTTCCGGCGCGGCGTCCTCCACTGCTTCATCCTCAAACTCGGCGTCAATGACATCCGCGTTTTCCCCGTCAACTGATGTCTCTTCTGCCGCCCCTGTTGCTACCTCTGCCGCGCCGGAACCGATGCGCTCTATTGCCTCCTCCCATGTGTCATTCCGCACACACTCTTCGACGAGTGCCTGCGCTTGCGCGTCGGATATGCCTGCCTTCTGTGCCGCGTCTCGCAATTCCATTTCCCATACCGCGACGGACTTGCCCTCGCCCTCCGCTGCAACTTCGGGGTGGAATTCGTCAACGAATTCGGCTTCCTTGCTGTGCTCAGTCAGGCCCGCCGACAACTGTTTCACTTGGTCAGTGATAAGTAGCCGCCGCCGCTTCTCATCCGCAACCGCGTCAAGCATCTGCTCGATAGTCCCGTCGGCTTCGAGTGTTGCGTAGGGGACGAACACGTTCTGCCCATCCGGTGTCTTAGTCCCGCGCTCACCACGCACTAACCAGAAGGGCAAGCCGGCAAGCGTCCCGTCGGTTTCGTGGAGGAAGTGGTTCATCCAATAATGAAGCTCCTGCCAGCTTTTCAAGCTTGACGTGCGGAAGGCCGCGATAGGACAGCCGCCCTGCACGAACCCGCGAAGCCGGACAGTCAGTATCGCCTGCACCTTGCATGTGCGGTCTGCGATATACGGGCAGGTCAGGTAGTCGCAAGGAACCGTTTGTGCCTCCGCGCTTGCCTTGCCCGATTGGTCATACTCCTGCCAAGTGGCTTGACCAACGTAGTATTGCCTCGGCAGGTTGCCTAGTTCGTCGCGCACCATCTCGGCGTCCGGCAAGCCCTGCGCCGCGTATTCCTCCGGCGTCTTTTCCTGCCAGTCCTCGCATACACAGATACGCCGCCCGCCCGCTCCGAACTTGGCATAGGCTCCGTACAGGTTCGATTCGGGCTTGTTGAATATCAGGTACACGGGAACCCGCTGAGGCTTTGCTGCACCCGCTACACCACGCCCATTCAGATACTCGACGAGGGCGGTCTGCAATTCCGGCACGACATCATAGATGATCCGCTTGCGCTTGTTGAGTGTGACCATTTCCGGCCTGCGCTTGGTGATGCGGATATGGTCGCCCTTGCGCGGGATACCCTTCTCGTCCATGTCGCCATAGCTGATTCGCAATGCTTGCTCCGGTCGCCACTGTCCCGGCGGTCGCGCTGTCTGCTCAGTTGCCATCTGTATTCGCCTCCATATCAACAGGTTTCCCTCGCTTGCGTGCTGGTCCGGGATTCATGCCGAAGCGGAAGACCCACAATGGGCAAGTCGCCGACGGGCAGCGCGTTACCTCGGCATAATTCCCGCCCATACACTCCTTGCAGTGCGTCCGAATCGCCTTCAACGGGCTATTGCCTCCAAGCTCTCGGTCGGCGGGCAGCAGGCCACTCGCCTGCGCCGTTGACGGCCTCATGCCAAACCGGAACTCCCACAGCGGGCACTCAGGTATCCGGCAACTCTCAGCATGTCCAATACGGCAACTCGCGCACCGCTGTCTGATAGCTTTCATCGCAGTAGCCGGAACATTGTTTCCTGCGCCAGATGCCCCGCTATGTGTATTCTGACGTGAGCGCGGCTTACTATTGCCCTGTTGTGCCATCGCCCACCTCCAGCGCGGCCCGCACTACCAGCAGAGCCTTCGCGGTAGCATTCTCCGGCTTGCCAGTCTGGACGCCGACCGCCTCGCCGGCAACAACGCGCAAGCCCACATTGCCGAACCACCTGCTGAGTGTGTTGGTGTTGATGTCCAACTCCTCCGCAACGTCCTTCAGCATACCCGCCTCTGCCAGCAGGCCCAGCAGGATTTGTTTCAGCGGCAACGGGCTAAACCGCTCCAGTGCGCCGCGCTGCTTCTCGTATCTCCAGTCCATCGGTATTCCCATTATGGTTGCTGCTCCTTTCTGTGTGACATTATAAACCAGTCTGCGGTCAGTGTCAAGTGTTTTTTCGGTATCGCCTGTACGATTCTTCTGCGTGGTCATCGCTTGCTCTTGCTATCCACACGATGGCTGCCAGGACAAGCAGGCCGATTGCAACGTAGAGCAGGAGCGCGATGAGTTGCCAGCTATCCATCGGAGGGTTCCTCCTCCCGCCGCATATCGCGTCGCGTTGCCCACTGCGCAAGGCGGAGCCTGATGTTGATAAACCGACCTGTGGGAAATAGCAGAGTATTCGCTATCGCATCCGCCCACGGGCCTGCGATGCAAACCACAAACCATTCCCACAAGGTCCAGTCTGCACCGTCGCGAAATCTAGTCACTATCGGGGTTCGCATCGGATGCCTCCTCAGTCTGCTTGTCGCCCCAGATACGCTCGGCGAGTATGGCGCTTGCTTCGTCCAGCAGCTTCTCTATTGAGCATGGCCCCGCCTGCGCTATCACTCCCGTGCGGTCCTCTACTGTGATGCGGGGAAGGTTATGCGGATCATGTTCTGGCCGCGTGATTGTCACAAGCAAGCGGTCATTCTCTTCGCCGATCCAGTACGTGACGGTAGTAGCTTGGTGCAGAGGATTCGATAGCCTCTGCCGGACTACGTGCCGCTTCATATCATCAGATATTGGTAGCGGTGTAGCTTTGGCGGTCATTCTGTTTCCTCCTTCTTCACGCAGGCTGGGCAACACGCAACGATGTCACTGTCTTCGCATACATCACCAAACCGCCAGCCCAAGCTCGCCATTATAGCTATCGCGCCATTGAGTGGTTCGCGTCCGCTGCAAGCAGTATATTCGCTCGTACCGCATTCGTCGCATGTAACCAGATACGCTTCGGTAAGCATGAACATGCTCAGTCAGCCTCCTCAGTCCCGATATTGATGCCGACCACTACCGCGTCGGTTTCCTCGAAGTCTACTGCTATCCGCGCTGTGATTGCGTACACGTTCTGGCCGGTCAGGATGTCGTGCTCCTTCTCAATTCGCACGTCGTGGTGGATGCCAAAGAGAAGGTTGTCGCGCGGGGTCAGGAAGGCGTAGCCATTCCTATCCGGAATATGCGGCGTCTGGATTATGGGTACGCCGCAGTAGACTTCCATGTTCGTTGCGCCGGTCGCACAGAAGAAGCGCAGGTCTGAGTAGTTGCGTTTGTATGCGTCGGGCAGGGCGCAGAATAGCTTGCCCAGCGCGTGGCGGTCTAGTGGGTCTCCTCCAAAGTATGTTCTGTGCCCTTCGTCAAGGGATGCAAGTGAGCGCCACCCATTGAGCGAACGTAAAAATGCGTCTGATGAAACGGTATGGCCCTGAATCGCAATATCCTCCAGATCACCCGCTGTCTGCTTTGCCATTGCGCGAATGATGTCATCGGTCAGCGAACCGTCGGTGTTGCGGTCGAGGCCATCCCAGGTCAACTCGAATGGCGTAGTGACGGCGGCGGAGCGGAGGTGCTTTTGGGCTGATGGCACAATGCCGCCTATGTCTGCAACCCCCTCACCATCAGCCATCCGAATCACCCGCGCCTCTTTGAGCATGGATGACTGCTCTATCAGTGTGTCCGCGAACAGGTTGAATTGAGGCTTAGTCAACTCGCCTGCCGGTACAGTTGTGTCTGCCATAGTCATTTCCGTCGCCTCCTCAGTTTTGACAATCAACTAAATCCCCTCGCGTCTTGAAACTCTATCGCAACGCAGGCAAGCTCACCATCAAGGAACTCGGCGGCGGTGAACTCATCCCCGTATTCGTTGACCACAACCTTCCTGTCGGGCTTCGCGCCTGCCGCAAACGTCTTCAAGTCCTCTTTGTGTGCCATAGCCGTCCAGGTGAACGAGCTACAACTGCTAACGCCTCCTCGCAGCACCTCTGTCGCCTTCGAGAAGCCAAGTTCGACGCCCGCGCTTGTGCCTGTGATTGCACCCGACCCGTCTGCCAATTTCCCACACATGGGGCAAGCGTCGAGCATATCATTCCGCTCCGAGTTGTGAACCCCGCGCGTGCCATTCTTGCACAGCGTTATCCCGCAATCCCAACAGTACCGGCCCGCCGCCGACCGCTTGCCAATGTGGTACTGAATACTCTCATCGTACCGATGTCCTATCCAATAGTAATTGCAGCCCATTATTCGTCACCTCTCTCTTCGCTGTAATCCTTGACGAGCTGCCCGACTAGCGCATCTGCAAGTTGTTGGTCGGGCTTGAACGGTCTCTCTTCTATCGGCACGTCAACCTTCTCGCTGATAGTGCAGGGCTGCCGCAGTGACGTAAGCACCGGCCACCTGTCGCGAAGCCTGTCAAGCCACCCGCGCGGCCCGTAGAGCAGATGCGGGACTGAGCAGCCGAGCGCGGTTGCCAATCGCTGCACGGTTGACACGCGGGACGGCTCCATGTGATTGCGCTCCAGCTTGCTGATTGTCGTCAAGCTCAGGCCAGCGCGTTCGGCAAGCTCCTGCTGCGTCCACCCGGCGGCCAGTCTCAGTTTGCGTATCCGGTCTCCCATTGTCATGCGGAATCATCCTCTTCGGTTGTCTGCGTACCGTCGGCAAACTCCTGCAATTCGTCGAGGGCCTTCCGCATGTAGTGGTGATCGCTCTTGCCAACAATCTCCCGCACCGCATCGGAATGGCCGGCGACCATCTTGCGAAGTGTCGCCAGTGACGCCCGCGCATTCGTGCGCTTGAGCCGTTGAGCGCGTAGTTTGCCCTCGCCGCCAAGCCAGCATAGCGCATCCTGCACCCGCAACAGTATCTCGTCGGGCATCTCATTGACGAGGAACGTTACGCCTCCCGAAAGATGGACTATGGTGTAGTCTCTTTTGTGGTGCCTCTGTGTGGAAAGAATCTGCCGCACCTCGGCAAAGCAGGACACGCCCTTTTCCTGATTTGTCATCGTTACAAAGCTGTCTGTTGCCATCATCATTCCTCCCGCGCGTTGGTTGAGTCGCGCCCCTCGGGTTGTGTGGCTACTCAGTTGACTAGCGCTACTGCATCTGTTGCCCGCAGATCGCAGTTGCTCACCCGGTAGCCAATCGTGTGCTCATGGTCGCCGACACCATCCTGTGTCGCCTGCGCCGCCTGGTCGGGTGTGATGCTGATAGCGCGTAACTCTGCCGCAGCCGCTGGTTCAAAACAGCCTGCGTCCAGCCACTCCTGCACCTCTTCGGCGGTGAAGTGCAAGTCCAGCCATTCGGCAACCGTACCATCTACGTCACCACCATGCGCCCATTCCCCTCCGTGTGCTACGACCTCTTCGATTGTGCTCCCTGCTCCCATGATGTTGCCTCCCTGTCCGTGATACGCCCGCGCCGGATTGATCCGGTCAAGACTTCGCGGCATGTTCTCGGCAACGCTCCTGCCAGTTGTTGAGTGTCTCGGCCTTGCTGCTGATGTCTTCGTGTGTCCCTACCCAGTGGAATGCGTACCTACGCCCTCCGGACTTCACCGGCTGATAGAATCCGATTTGATTCTCGCCCGCGTAAGCCTTCCACTCGGAGCAATCAGGAAAGTGTCTACCCGCAGTCACTTGGCGCTGGCTCTCAAATCTCACTTGGTTGCTGGTTGTGCTTGTCATCCGTCTCGCCTCCTGCGTGTTGTTCATCGTGACTACAGTATACACCAGTCTATAATCTATGTCAAGGGTTTGGCAGCCCGATTCGCGAAATAGTTGAAGTTTTTTTGAGGCCGGTCAGCCAGCATTGGCAGGCACCCATTCTCAGTTATCTGCTCTCCCGAATCATCACAAGTATCGCGCCGAGCATACACAATATGCTGATGAAGCAAGCCCAGAGGCCCATCGGAGTCTCGCCATTCAGCAGCAAGTATCCGCCTGCGAGCATGGCTATTCCAGACAACGTTACTGGAAACATCATATCGTTACCTCCTCCCGCTTATCAATAAATCGCCGAAGCTCCGACATGTAGAACCCACGCTGGTCGCTATGACTCCTGAAGCAATTCAATGTCCCGCGATAAACGTACCTGCGCACGGTAGCCGGACAGACGCCGAGGAGCTTTGCTGCTTCGGCCATCCAGACTACGCGGTCGAGCAGCCGGACCCTGTATGCTTCGCGTGCTTCGCTGAGGGTCATTCGGGCACCTCTTCGTCCGTCGGTAGTAGCTCGCCACACGTTGGGCAATAGCGGTCGCCTCGCCATACGCTATGCCGGCAACTCGGACAGCGGATATCCGTTGGGTCTGCGGGAGCGTGCGCTATCCCGAGGTAGTCCATCATATGGTGAGCCGCTGCTATGTATCCGTCAATGAACGCAGCTTCTTCCTGCCACAGTCCAGCCATCACGTGCAGTTCGGCCTCGACTGTCATCCCGTACATATCCGGGTTTACTGAGCCTACGCAGGGACCTTCGTAGGGTTGATGCGGCACTCGTACTGTACGCACAATCCAAGCGCCCACGTTTCGCTGCAGCTTCCTGAGCCAGTTCATTTCGCTTTCTCCTCTTCCACTTCGGCGGCGGCCTGCTCAGTATTGCATGTATCAAACGCTACTGCCTTGACTGCTTCATAGCTTGCCGCATCCGCAAAGAGCAGTCCGATTTCCAGATCATGGCCAGCCGCTTCGACGACCAATACGGCACTACGACTGCCGCCATCATGGCCGTCGTCCTCGTGCTCAAACTTCTCAAGCCTGAGTCCCGTTACGTCGCCACAATACATGAACCCCTGTATGTGCAAACTCATTCCGATTCTCCTTCCCCGGCGGCACCCTCAGTCGCGACGAGGGCTTGTTGTATATCATAGTATATCACCAATTCAGAACGCCCCTCCACCTGTGCAAGCAGTTTGGGTATGTCGTCTATGCGGTTTTGATAGTCAGCCAGTGGTGGGTCAAACTCGAGCGGAATGAGTATCCACGGCATTTCATCGCCGTTGCCACGACACCAATAATGCGCCACGCCCCCGAGCGGTGTGTGGCAACGCCAACCCCTCGCGCTGAGATACGCTTTGATTGCTTCTGGTCGTAAGCTCTCCAGTGCAACCCTGTCGCGTATTGACACCTTCATCTGGATAAGGGATTGCAGTCGGTCCCGCTCGGCCACCACCTCCGCGTGCGCCATTCGCAGGAAGTCAACCTGTCTCTCCATTTCCGATGGAACATAAACGGAACCTCTCGCCTGCCGGAGTTGGAATCGCAGTGTCTCTGCCGCCTGCTCAAACTCACTCATCCCGCCACCTCCTCAGTCTCAGTTTTCACTTCTGGCTCCTCCGCGCTCTGGACCTGTACATCATCATCCCGCAGCCCATCCCACCAAACTGTTCGGCAGTCAGGACAGGTGAGACGGTGCAAGTACAGGAAGCCCGGCTTGCCTACCTCTTTCCACTCGAAATTGTGACACCGACACTTGCGATTCCAGCACTGCTGCATGTCAGTCATCCTCTGGTCTGATAGCCCATTCCGGCCAGTCGCCATTCTCCCACCTGCGCGCCCGTGCTATGTCATCATCAGTCGGGTCAGCAGGCCACGTGGAGGGGTCGGCACCATACTGTTCGCGGCAGAGTGCTTGCCCCCAGTCATAGCCGAAACTCCGCACCACGTCGGAAGCATCAAAGTCGGGGTGTACGCTCACCGTGCCTCCATGTGCTTCGGCCATCCTGTTTATCCACGCTGATACCCACGTTGCGTTCGGACTGTATTCGGTCATGCCTGCTCCTCCTCGTTGGTTGTCTTTGCGCCGACTTGTGTCTCGCCCCAGTCGCCGATGCCCATATACTTGCCGCACTGGCTCTTCACGACGCGGGCATATGATAGTATGCCGGTTACGCTGTCCAGGACAAAGACTACATCGTTGTTTGCTGCTAGGTGGTGCCTGCCTACTCCTCTGCTCATTCCAATCCTCCGTTGCCCGTTATGGTTGCCCGTCTTACCCTCGTGGTGCTATCCAGACTATCAAGTCATCGCCATCCCATTCGAGCTCGTTGACCTTGCGGCCCGTTATCGCCATTAGAGCGGCGAATGCCGTTGGGTGCCGACTGATCACGTTGCCCCTACCGCCCTCCACCAATCGTACCTCTGATGGCATCATGCGGCGTCGCGTCTCGCCCAGGCAAGCTGCAATGAGCTCTTCCCTTGCATCGCTCTTCTCCGCGCTTAGGTCAACACCGCCGCCAATCAACGCGCCTTCAACCATGTGGCGGACTCCTGTTATTGCTCCATCGTTAGCAAGCGGTGTCACGCCCTCAGCCATTCCTTCAAAGGCCGATAGTACATACTCCTGAGGCCACATGACCATACAGTGCCTCACGATACCCTCAGCAAACTGCGTTGTGTCAAACATTGTCACCCTTTCCTGTTGGTATTGTCGCCCGTTCCTCAGCGTCATCCTGCCCCGACCAGTCCCCCACCTCGCCCGCCCGGTGTTGCTCCGGGAGCTTCTCCGATACCTGTTGCCGATACGGTTCGTGCTGGCGGATGGCGGCGCAGAGCATGGCGTCGAATCTCTCCGAAACCCCGCCGCGCATCTGAAGTGCTGCCGCCGCATTGACAATATATTCGTAGCGGTCACAATGGAGGCTTCCGAGAACTGACATCCAGAATGTCCAGAGGCCCATCCAGCCATTGTGCGCGTCGAATATCTCCAGCCCATCAGCCAGGCCGATGTCAAACTCCTCGCACAGTTCCTGCAAGTCCATCTCTGCTAGCTGTGAGTCCACATTGTCGGCGGCATAGTCAGCCGCGCGGTTGCCTGCGTCATCGTTCGGGTCGTTACCGTTGGTCATTCTGAGGCCTCCTCGTCCCGTTGATTTCACCAAACAGTCGAAGCGATTCCTTGTACGTGCTGCCGGTACTTGCCTGTATCCAGGTCAGCGCAGCCTCCGCTACTGTGCTGCTCTCCACTGAGGCGTAGCAGGTACGGGCGCAAGCGGTGAACGCGCCGAAGAAACACGCAACGTCTTGCAGGTCATCCCATCGTATCAGGTGCGCGTTTGTTCGCCACAGAATGTCGGCGGCTTCGGTCAAGATCATGATGATGCCTCCTCTTCGATTTCCAATACCAGATCATCTATGCGGTCAGCGGCAAACACGTATCCCATAGTCTTCCCTGTCAGGAGAGCCTTCCAGGTTTCGTCGGCGCACCTATACGGGGCACACTTTATCGCATCATTGATAAGCTCGTCCTGCAAGCCCCTCAGCTTGGTAATGATTTCTGGCATGGTCATCCTATTCCTCCCTCGGGCTGGTCGTCGTTTAGCCTGCCTTCTCGACAACCTTCCACCCACGCATTGTGTATCTGTTCCGCTCGCGCCTCCTTTTCCTGGTGTCGCTGGAGGCGTATCGCATCTCTCCGCCCCGCCTTGCGGCCAGCTTTTCTCGCCCTATTCTTTGCAAACTCAAGGCTGCTCCAGAGTCTCATCATCATCCCTCCCGCGCGTTTGCCGCGCCCCTCTGATTGGCAATAGCTACCACGGCTCTTCGATGTCGCCACTGGCATAGCCAGCTTGGTCGCCAGTCTCAAGTCGTAGGTTGCCATTCCCGTCTAGGCCAACCTCGCCGACTTCGTACTCCAGGCTGCAATGAGTCTGGCACAGTACGATCATCACCTGCATGTCGTCGTTACCCTTCGCCAAGAACGTGTCCGCCAAGTCTCTCAAGTCACCTATGGTCATTCCGATTCCTCCCTTCCGTTTGATGCGCCCGCTTGAGGGCAGGTGCGGATGGGTCATTCGCGAATCCACCACTCGACCGTAACAGCGCCGTCCCCTTCATAATCAAATCCCGTACACGGACGCCCTACCAACAACTCACTCACCAAATGCCGCCGCTTCTCACATCCAGCAGGTATCTGTATCTGGAGTGTGTTTACCGATAGTACCGACATAAGGCCTGCCTTATCCGCCTTCTCTCGCAGCCTGTCTATATCAGCCTTGTTCATGTCATTATCTCCCGTCTCTTGATAACCACCCGCGCAGGCCTTCCGGGAAAGCCCGCGCCGAGGGTTAGCTCGGCGGTGAATGCTACACCTCCTCGCGATAGGGCGTGTCGAACTGGAATGGAAAGTTGGTGCCCGCTACGAATTCGCCTTCGCCAACAATCTCCTCTCCTGGGCGCAGGTGGTCTTCATTTGGGACTACCTCTATCGGGTCTGGTTCCAGAATGATTATGCCTCTTCCGTATCTGCCATCTACCTCAAGATACTTGTATGTCTCCATGTTCTTCGCCTCCCGGTTTCGACCTTCGCAGGTCATTATCAAACCCCACTGGCGGGGTGACCGGATTGCTCCGGTTAGTTCGGTGCCTCCCACTCTGCCCAGTCGTCCCACTCTGCCACCGTTATCTGGTACAGGCTTGCTCGGCGGCGGCGCTCAGCTCTTACAACCTTCCGCATCTGGCGAACTGTCTTGCACCAAGGCTCCGCCAAACGTACATGGCAGACCTTTTCCATCTCCACAACGCTGCTGAAGCTGCCCATGTTCTCTTGTGCGTCCCGCGTCGCCTCTCCACCATGAGCCTCAGCCCACTCGTAAACGAAGAAGAGAGCCCGGTCCTCCGTGGGAAGGTTGCCCGTCAATTTGACTATGCTCGCAATGCGAACTTCGAAATCGCTCTGCCCCGTAAGGCCATTGAGAAGCTTGTGGATCTCTTGGATGTTGTTGGTCTGCTTCATCTCTCTCGCCTCCTGCGTATTCTTCATTCTGGATACAGTATATACCAGTCTATAATCTATGTCAAGGGGTTTCGCGAAGATAGTTCAACTGTTTTCACTGGCAGATGCGATATAGGCTTAGGTTGCGTTTTGCGTCCATTAGATTCAATTCGCAGACACGAAAAAAAGCCCGCCGGAATCGTCTCCGGCGGGCATAGTTTGCTCAGTGGTCAGTTATCGCGAGCTATCAGAAGCTCACGTTCACAACGTAGAACCTTCCCTTGATACATTTGTGGCGGAAGCTGTAGTAGGCGCACCATCCGCCGCCGCGCACGAGCGGGATGATCTTGTCGAGCTTGTCATATCTGCCAGACAGTCCAAGCGCGAAGGCGTCCTCGCTGCACAGATACATCAGGTCGAGGTGGCCCGAAAAGTCACCCTCCTCAGCCACCTTGTAACTCGCCATTGGATTGACGGGTATCTTGCCAGTGCTGGTCATCACAGAAAAGCTCAGGCTCTCCCCGGCGAACGCGGTGCAGGTCAATGCCAGCAACGCGACCGCGATCATCAGTGGTCTCATATCTCACCTCCCGTCGAATCAGGTACATGCAATGCGCTCACGTACAGCTTGCTATCGTCTTCTATATGATTCCCGCGTGGCACCACAAGCGCGGTGGCCGCAACTACCGGCGGTGACGAACCGTGCAACACTATCTTGATTGGCGTCACCTGCCCGCTCAGTCTCGCTGCAAGCTCCTGGCGCACCCATCCCATAGAGACCTTGCTGCCGGGACAGGTTTTGTTCGCCACGTCGCGGTGAGCAAAGCAATTCTCCACCGGAATCTCCCATAGCTTGTGAACCATTGCCAACACGTCAAGCGATGTCGCCATTGCGCGGGAGGTGGTCGGGTCCTCCGCGTCAAAGTTGCCCACAGTCTCAATGCCGAAGCCAAAGCGATTCGGCCAGCTGCGGTCGCCATTGCAGAGATTGTAGAGTTTCCGATTTCGCTTCATCACGTCGGCCCATGACCTGCTCACGTGAGCGTGGCACCAATTCCCCGCGCGGAGGTTGCGGCCATTGTACACACTTCCATCCGGCGCGGTATAAGCGTTGGCCGCGATGTCACTCCAGCCCTTGCTCAGATGATACCGACGAATGGTCTCAATGCTACTGAGGCCATGATACTGAGATGCGTTCGGAACCCATGTGTGATGCAAGAACGTAGCCAGCGGCGCGCGGTACATCTGCTGGCCGCGCAGGTACGCCCAGAACTCATCGAGCGTGTGCTTCCGGATAGTGACCATCGGCCTACGCTCCTTCGCCTTGGTCATCATCATCCCATTCGGTTATCATCGCGATATGCTCGGCGGCTTTGCGAGGTGCGCGCGCTACGTCACGGACAATCTTCGGCGCGTAGAGGGCGACCATTGCGATTGCGACTACCGGCACCCACTCAGGCAGGATACCCAGCACGCCGCAAGCGGTTGCCGTCACGGTGAGCGCGCCCGCAATAGTTGCAGCCCACTCGCCGCTAATCGCCGGAATGACATACTTGAACAGGTCAACCAGTGCCGCTGATGCCGGTGCGAATATGGCTATGAGAATCGCGGCTTCCTTTGCTATTGTTGCGTAGTCCATTTCTCTCAGCTCCCTCCGTTGATCATCGCTGATACTATCGGCTGGCCGAACGCGGAGAAAACCCCCACGATGACGCCGATGATTATTGCTACCTTCACGGTGGTTCTTTCCATTCTGACTATCAACTCCTGCACGTCGTCTTCCACTTCATGTAGGCGCGTCTTGACTTCGCTAATCTCGTGGCGCTGCGCAACGATGTTTGTCTTGTTTTCCCTACCAAGAGGACATGATCCATTTGGCTCAGGCAACATAGAGATTCTTTCCTGCTGAGATTCTGTGAAGCTGAGATTCTGTGAAGCTGAGATTCTGTGAAGCTGAGATTCTGTGAAGCTGAGATTCTGTGAAGCTGAGATTCTGTGAAGCTGAGATTCTGTGAAGCTGAGATTGGGCATTGACATATGACTGAAACCCCGGCGGTGCTGCCTTAGAGGGCGGGCTAATGCAGCACGCGCCAGGGGTACGCAGCGGGGGAGGGGCGTCCCCCACTGAATCGCAAGCAAACGCACTACTCGAATATCTCAATGTCATAGGTGCAACCGTCGCGCTCGACATCGCCCGCCGCAGTAGTGTATATGAGCAATATCTTGACTCGCTTCGTGCCTGGCCGCACCGTGACTCCACTGGCCGCAGTGATGTCATAGCTGGCTACCCCGCTGCTGATAGTCATAGCCGCTGGCCCGACGATGGCATAGCCGGGCAGGCGGAAGGTATCACCTACCGCAGGCGTCACTGGCAGCGGAATGCCGGTAGTCGCGAGGGTGAACGTGCCATCAGACACGAAACTGGTAACCATCCACGCCCCGTCCTTGAGCGCGGTTCCGGAGGTGAATTGCATCATCATGTATTTCCAGAGGTCATTCACCTGGTCGAAATCGCTATCAACTACGGTCGTGCTTGTCGCGCTGTCAACGGTGCCGGTGACCTCTTCGTCAGCATCGTATATCCATATCTCGGCAGACGTGATATCCAGCTTTGCCTCGCCCGCCAGCGAGAGATCGGTGGACGAACGTATCCGCTGCATCAGTTGCATACGGATGGTCTTCTCGCCGTTGACGGGTATGTGAAGCGCGAACCTTGAGCTTTTGTCGGCCATTAGTCATCACCCACGTAGACGAGGTAAACTGTGTCGCGTGCGCTTGCCATGCGGATAACGCCACTTGCATCTGCGGAGAGGACGGCATCGCGGGCGTTGTGGAGGGAGACTATGGCACCACCTGTCGCCCAGTCGAGGTAGCCCTGAGTGAGCAGGTAAGGCGTCAAGTCCCCGAGGCCTTGCGTCAGTATTCTGCCGACGCCTAATCCCATTAGGCTGGTGCCCCTCTCTCAGTCGGCGCGGTCGCATCATCTAGCGTTGCAGTCCAGATAGCAGTAGTCCCGTCAACCTCATAGAGCGTTACCGTCGTGCCGCTTATGGTCATTTTGCCAGCTATGCCCGCGCGGGTTGCAACGATGAGGTTGCCGAGTTTCGTGCCGGTCTTGGCAGCCGCTTCGTAAGCAGCGAGGTCGAGGTCTGCGGGCGCGTCGGGGTCAAAAACTACCACCTGCATAGGCGTGCCTACCGCCTCCAGCGTGTTCGCGCTCTTGTAGCGCGGGTGGATAGTTACGCCCGTGGTAGCCACCGCAGCGTCTGTCAATTCGGCATAGTAGTTTCCTTCACCGAGGTCAACCAGCACGCCGATGCCCGTGCTCGTATAGGCCCCGCCATTCGTGCTGATTTCTGGCTGCCCGCCTGCTTCGCCAGTTTCCGCCGCCATGCCGTCGCTTGCATCAACGCAGAGGAACTGGACCCGCTTTTTTGCTGCCGTAGTCTCGCCCGCCTTTACCAGCTTCATACTAAGCCTCTTATCCTCCTACTGATATGGTCATAGTAGTAAGCACCCGTCACTCCCATCCACCACCACTTGCGTTCCCCCGGCGTCCATATCGGCGCGTAGGGTTCGGCGTAGAGCCAGGCGATGTCGGAGGCGGAGAGGGCGCGGGAGTAAATGGATACGGCGCTTACCAAGTCGTGCGTAGTAGAGGACCCGGTATTGCACCTACCTATCCATACATCCCATGTCCCTAGCGCTGACAAATCTGCTACAGCAGCCCGCGATTTGCTCAATGTGCCATTCACATAGTATCGCCACCCATTGCTCTCCGGCGTAGATGTGACGGCAATGTGGTACCACGTGCCTTCGCTAAACGGAGCACCCCAGCCAACTCGCGTATAACGCAGTGCAGTAGAGTAGGTCAAGCCCTTGTGGGACAGCCAGTCATCGGACGAACCCGTTAGCGAAAATTCAATCACACTTCTATATTGATTGGTGTTAAAGCTAGGGGAAATGGCATAGACCCAATAACTAATGCTAGCCGAATCTGTGAATGTGCCAGCAGGAAATTGCCCGCAGTTGACGTATTGAGTGTGGAACTCCAGCGCCCCTTCCCCTCCATGTCTCCCCTGCACCCAGTCGGTAGCCGCGTCCATGTTGGTCATGGTTCCGTGGTTGTCATTGCCAGAGATGTCGGCTACAACCTCACTGCCCGGCCCCGCGTTCATCTCCCACCAGCCGACGCAGCCATGCCCTAGCGGATGCTGGGTATCAACACGGCTACCCGGTGGCGGCTGTCTGTGCAGGAAGCGGCCTCGCATTATGCGGTCACGTCCATGTGTTCAATCCAAGCGTCAACTGCATTGGCGTCGGTGTGCTGGCCGGTGTCATTCTCGACAGTCATCTTCCAGAACCGCTGCAACTGAGTCAGCAGCAATGAGAAGTCGTAAAGTTGGTCGGCAGTGACGGTGAACGGATGCTCCACGCCGCTATCACCGAACGCAGTTCCGCCCGTACTATGCACGGGTAAGACGGCCAGCTTCATGAGTTCGTTTCCACCAGGAGCAGCCGCGAAACCGTCAATTTCGAGGTAGGCGCATATCTGCTCGAAAAGAGTGGCATCGCCACCGTCAACCTCCGCCGAAGTGTAGGTAGCCGCACTGTTGATTGTCTGCGC